AGAATATATGGACACACGGTTCAGACCTAAACGGTTACAAAAACAAGATCTAAATCAAATAGTTCATGGATATATTGGTGTTCGGTTGAAACCAATTGAATATAAACCGCAGTTGGAAAATAACGATACTGAAACCTTCTTATTTCAAGTATGTCGTTTTTCTCCATGTGGTAAAATTCTGAATTCGAAATTGTTGACGGAGTATCAACGATGGAAGAAGAAGTTGAATAAACCGATTGATAATGACGAAATGAAAGAGCTCAAGCAGTATTTGAACACTTCTCAATATGTGGTGAAAGGCACTATTTGGGATGTTTCAACAAGTAATGAAGGATATTACGGTTTGTCGTTGAAACAAGACGATGAATACCAACACAAGAAAACGTCAAGCACTGGTAAAAAGGTAAATAAAATATGTACGAAGTCTAATCAAGTAATAAACACATGGGAAACAATTTTGAAAGCAGCAACTGATGAGAAGATGAGTGCCGCAACAATGAGCAGAAACGTCAAGAACCAGACAATGTTTGAAGGATATTATTATTCAATCAACATTTAGAGCAATCTGCATATTATAAGTGCCGATTTACACCTTTGAAAGAATGTAATTATAACGTAACGTATTACTTTATAATTTTAGGTTTACTCATTATTTTCACGGGCCAATTCATTACGAACACTTACACTGGTTGCTCCGCTTACACTGGTTGCTCCGCTTACACTGGTTGTGTCTACTTCTTCGCGTTCGTCAAAATTCACTGTTTCTGAAACGCCGACGAGGTCTCCTTCTTCATTTAAACTCTGTGTTAGAACATTTCCACTCTTTTTAGCCTTTTTAATATTATCTTCTATAGCTGCGCGTTTCGCATCTTTCACACGTTTATCGAATTCCTCTTTAGCTTTCGATTCATTTACACTTTTTTCGTTATGTAACTGGTTAAGTTCGTCCTCCATAAACTCAATACGTCCGGTCTTATATGCATCAGGGTCCCAAGGCATCCACATACCAACTGGACCCACGAAAATATCGTGATGGGGGTCAAAGTCACGTATCTTCTTACATCTCATTTCGGCTTCCTCTTGCGTGTTAAAAACACCACGTATTTTGAGACCTCTTACAGAAGTTTGGAACTCGTGCTTTCGGTTGAACTCTTCATTTAATTTAGTTTCATTTTTATCCATAAACGTCTTCCAATCATCCTCTAATGACGTATCGCGTAAATTATCGTGCTCCTCTTTTACAAATTCTTGGAAATCTTTCATTGTATCATCAACCTTTAGGTTATATTTATAGGACATAAAATTTACGAAATCGCTCATCTTCATCATAGATTTAGTAAAATCCCATTCCGAAATAAACTTTTCAAACATGAAAAGTTCTCGTTGTTTGAGAATTTTTTCAGGTGAAACAAAAGATATACAGGCAAACTTCTGCCCGGAAATTAATGGGTCCTCATCGCAAAGATCAATATACTTGGGATTAGGCGAACCATCATTTAATACCTTTCTTTCAAAACTGGACATGTATATAGTTTAGTAAATATAGTTTTTAAGTATTATTTTACGCTTTAATAAATTAATTTATATGGGATTAATTTGGATTAATTTGGATTTAGATTAATTTGGATTTAGATTAATTTGGATTTAGATTAATTTAGATTAATTTGGATTAATTTGGATTTAGATTAATTTATTTTATTTACATATAATATAATGCAAGGATTTGACTTTAACGAACTTGTCAAGAGAGCAATCAAGTATATGGTTGAGGGTCTCATGGTAGCCATCGCCGCATACGCGATACCTAAGAAATCACTCAATATTGAAGAGATTGTTATTATCGGTTTGATGGCTGCTGCTACATTCTCTGTTCTTGATGTATTTGTTCCTTCAATGGCTGCGTCAACCAGAGGTGGTGCCGGTTTCGGTATCGGTGCCAACCTTGTTAGGTTCCCAGGTGGATTTTAAACATCTCATATAAAATTTTAATAATTATTAAAATTTTATCACACTGTCGGATGATACTCCCAATCCAAATCATTACATACTTTAGACCAAATTTGATCTTGGTCAAGTTGTTTTTCTCTATCTTTCATCAGTGGTATATATGGTAGATATTGTGTTTGGTCTAGAAGCACACATAATTGATACAATGTGTATGTATAATTAAAAAAATTAGTGCGACTAGGTGGACAATGAACCGCCCACGGTTTTTGAATTTCAATGAATAAAAAACAAAGGGTTTCATGCAATTGTTCATTCATTATTGGTGGTATTATTCCAAATTTCGAATTAATAAACTGAATGTGTTCAAAATACTTATTATAACCGAGTTTTCTCAAAATCTCTCGCATTTTATCATAATTCAATTCTTTACGAATATCCTGTATTCGTTCTTTTTTGATACGTTTACTAATATCATCAATGACTTTATCAGGAATTTGTGTAGTTTCTTTTGCCTGAAATTGTGAAAGTATTTCTTTGAAATGATTTAGTCTAATATATGCTGTGTATGATGGTTCGCTTGGCGGTTCCTTATTAGATGGTTTGGAACCATCGAATACATAATGAACGAATCTACCACAGTTAATATTATTACATATCATAATACCCTCTTCATCGCGTGGTATAAACTCACCATTATAACAGTAGTGACATACATCTGTAGGAACCACATAATCCTGTATATTTGTTATTTCATTATTTACGTTTTTCCAATATTTTGCTATATTATTACTTCTTATTTCTATATCGTCACCATTATTTGATACGCCTTTTATTTTAAAAAAAGAGTTCAATACATTTCTATTATTTTTATTACCCGTACCACTTGAAATTGTTTGTTTATCTTCAAAATATTCGAAAATATGCTTTGAATTGTTTAAAAAATATTGCTTTTTTTTTTGTTTTAATTCTCTAATTTTACTGATTGTTTCTTTTATTTCATCTTTTAATCTTAATCGTTCATCAACTTGTTTATGACTTGTTTTACGAATTTTATCATTCAGTGTTTTTTTCAAAGATAATAGTTTTGGTATGTGTTCTTCTTCATCTTTTTTGAATTCACTCAATAAAAAACAGTGTTTCATGTCAATCGTATGCATCACTTTTAGTGGAGCATTTTTATTATTCATTTATATAATATGGTAACATAGTATCTAAATAACTATTATGTTAATTTATTAGTTTAGAATAAGGTAAATCCACGAAAATTTATTGGAATTATATTGTAAAAATGGATTCGCATATTTCAAACAATACGACACACGTAAAACTGGAACGAAAAACATTAATTAAAATGAATTTTATATATAATGCGATTCAAGATGGATGGTGTGTGAAAAAACATAACGATTCATTTGTTTTTTCAAAGAAACACGAAGGAAAAAAACAAGTATTTCAACCGGAATATTTAGAGCAGTTTATTGAAAAAAATATGATACTGTAATTGCTTTGCATTTTCAACGGTGTAAAATGTTTCGTTCTGATTATCGACTTTACACCAATTAACATTCAATTGGAATATTTGAAATTTCCGATGGTCTAAAACACCGAATATTTAGGGGTATTGAGTATTTTATAAACATTAATGAATTTATTTTTGAAATTATTTTCTTTTTCTATAATATACTAGTAAAATGGGTGGAGCTCTTATGCAACTTGTCGCTTACGGTGCCCAGGATGTTTTCCTTACCGGAACTCCTGAGATCACTTTCTGGAAGGTGTCTTACAGACGCCACACTAATTTCGCAATGGAGTCTATTGAACAGACTTTCTCTGGTCAAGCTGACTTTGGAAGACGTGTTACCTGCACTATCTCCAGAAACGGAGATCTTGCTTATAGAACCTACCTTCAGGTCACTCTCCCTGAGATCAACCAAAGTATGAAAAACTCAACCGGTGCTGTATTCGCCAGATGGTTGGATAGTATTGGAGAACAACTCGTCGCTCAGGTTGAGGTTGAGATCGGAGGTCAAAGAATTGATAGACAATATGGTGACTGGATGCACATCTGGAACCAGATGACTCTCTCTTCTGAACAACAGAGAGGATACAATAAGATGGTCGGAAATACCACTCAACTTACCTACATTACTGAACCAAACTTCGCAGATGTTAACGGACCTTGTGCTGCTGCCGGTGGACCTTCCCAGGTTTGTGCCCCAAGAAACGCCCTTCCTGAGACTACTCTTTATATTCCTCTTCAATTCTGGTTCTGTAGAAACCCTGGACTTGCCCTTCCACTTATTGCCCTCCAATACCACGAAGTCAAGATCAACTTGGACCTCAGACCTATTGGGGAGTGCCTATGGGCTGTTAGTGATTTGGGTACTACTGGAAAGCAAGTCTCTGCTGCTTACCAACAATCCCTCGTTGCTGCCTCCCTTTATGTCGATTATATCTTCCTCGATACTGACGAGAGAAGAAAGATGGCCCAGAACCCACACGAGTACCTCTTTGAACAACTCCAGTTCACTGGTGATGAGTCTGTTGGATCTTCCTCCAATAAGATCAAGTTGAACTTCAATCACCCTTGTAAGGAACTTGTTTGGGTTGTCCAGAGTGATGCCAATGTTGATTACTGTAACTCGTTGGTCGGAGGTGAGACTCTTTTCAAGACCCTCGGTGCCCAACCTTTCAATTATACTGATGCTATCGACGCCCTTCCAAATGCTGTCAGAGCCTTCGGTGCTGATGAGACT